TATTATTATATCTTGGATTTGGTCCAGCCCCCTCAACAATCAAAGACTCCGTTAGAGAATAAGTTCTCTTACGAAGCTTGGTGTACGTCTCTAGTAGATTGTCAAAGGAGAGCATATAAATAAATAGGGCACGCCCTTAATAAAAGACGCACCCAGAGATGTTTAAAAAATAATTGATTAATCCAGCCCAGCATACTGAACTGCAAAATCATATTGAATATCTACTTGAATAGTATGAAACTCATTCGTAGCGTAGTTGAATTCAGCGAGCTTCCAAGATTTTGGATAGGCCCCATAAAGACGTACATGTTTTACGGGGAACATGGTGTTGTCCAACATATAGAGTGCGATTTGCCTTTTAAATTCACCTGCACCCTGCATAAAACCAGGAGTAAAGACGCCACTAATTGGGTCGTAGACACTACTCAACCAGTTAAACAGTTTCTCTGCTATATTACCTTTAACTAGATTATCAAAAGTTATCGTAACAGTTTCTGGGGTAACCTTGCCAGGATAATGGAATTTATCATTAACACGGTCGGCTACAATAGTTTCAGAAGCCATTGTGATTTCTGTTACTTGTTTTGCAGCCAAAGTAAGAACCGAATCATCACCACCCTCAGGTGTAGAGATTTCGACCTCCCATTGATATGCGCGGTACGATTCCAGCGCATGAGAGAGCATAGGCTCTTCGCCAGTATTAAGTACCCTATTGGTTTGAGTTGCGTAGTAAGCGTTTGCCATTTTCTTTATATAGGTTAGCCGAGGTCAGCTGACTGGTTAGTCAGGTTAAGTTCGAAGACAAGAACTTCTGCAGTCTTCGTGGGTTTAATCAGGATACGACACCACAACTCGTTACGGTCAACCCGAATCGGAGTATTGGTGGTTTCATCACAAAGAACACGGAATTCAGTGATACCTCTGCGGCGACGAATATCGTCAAGCATTGGGTTAAGAACATTCTGAACTCTAGCCCAAGTGATTGGGTCGTTCGGCTCGAAGACCAGCATTCTAGTAGAAGCAAGAATCATCTTGCGGAGAACAATCATCATTCGACGAATATTAATCCTGTCGAGAGCAGTCGGAGTTCTTTGTGCAGTCCTTTGACCCCAAACAACAATTCCATCTCTTTGGAACTTGGTGATTGGATTCACACACTCTCCTGGAGAATACAAGACATCCCTATCACCTTGGTTGAGAACAATTTCAGTATCCAAAGGCTTGGTAAGTCTTCCTCGTGAGAGACCTGCCGGAGCAAACCATGGGTCAGCAACAGCGTCAGTGGTACACAGTACTCCAATAGCAAAAGCTTCAGGGGATAACCACTTATCTGTTCTAGACCATACATCAAAAACTTTAAGCCAGGGCCAGTAGACTGCAGCGTAGGAACTGTTGATTGCAGCAGTTCTGCCATTTCCCTTGCCATTTGTCCAGTTAACAGCCGCTTGAGGACCTTTCAATCCGTAAGGCGGAGCAACTACTGCCAAGAAGTTTTGGCTAGTTTCAGCTAGTGAAACCAAGGCATTTTGAACAGACTGCTCAGTAACTCCTGGGACAGCTGCAATAGAGATGTTTAGAGAATCATCATCTAGGGCGTAAATACCAGTTTTTTGGGCAGCGGTTCCGATAATAGCGGCTTTAACGTTAGAGTCGAATGCTCCACTATGGTCATCAGTGTCACCATTCTTACCACCAGATAGGCTATAGTTTCCGTCAATAAGTTTACAGAATCTTGCAGTTGTTTTAGAGCCAGTTGTTGAGGAGACATCCTGACCGGATACGTGACCAACAAAGATTTTAGTCGCGCCGGTACCTAGTTTGTTATACCAATTGGTACCTTCAGTCCAGCTCCTATCACTTGCATTGTGTAGTAAGAATTCACCTTTAACGTAATTTGAGGTAGTATTAGTTTCACCAACGTTTAGTACATTCTCAGGGAATTTACCAGTATACACGTTGTCGACTACCGAACCTGCCTCAAAGTTCATGTCAAAGTTCTCTTCGGAAGCGCCATCTTTGTACATCTCCATAACGAAGTTTTTGCCGTTACGGGACGTTACTTTCACTTGAAGACCTTTGTTGGTAATATCTCCTAGCTCAACCGCACTAGTGTGGTTGTAGCCGGAGCCTGGGTAGATTGAACGGACATAATAATTTTCGCCGCCAACTACACCACCGAAAGCTAGCGTAGAAGAAAGGGAGTGATACTTATGGTCACCTCCACCTTTAGCGTCTAAAGAACCGCCAAGGAGTGCAGAAGGGTCACCATCAGCTCCAACAAGCCTCATTCCTGGGCTCAAACCGAAAGCATCGTGACCTTGACCGATTCCAGACAACCTTAGGTCGAGTATTGAAGACAGGTTTGAAATTGTGCCTGGTTGTCCAGATGCTGCTGAAGCAGTCATAAAAGCTCCAGAGCCTGCCCAGTTTCCAACAAACCAACCAGCGCTAACATCATCAGGGTCTGTTACCCATGAGAACGGGAAATCACTTGTAGCGATTTTCGATACTGCATTAGCAATAGCGAGACCTCCAGCTTCAGTTGTGTAAGCGGTGGAGTAGTCTGTTCGACCTCCGCCATTTGTAGAGGATAGAGAGTTTACAACAAGTCGAATAGTATCTCCAGTTGGGTTCTTGTACGAACCAGCATGATTGTGAACATCAATCTCAAAAAGAAGGTCGCGAGTCCATCCGTCGTACCCAGAAACATAGATAGCTGGGCAAGGTCCCCAAGAAACACCAGCACTGGCATCAGTGCAAGAACTAGTAGCAGTTCTTACAAAATACAGAGCGCTGGTTTTACTTAAAACCTCCAAGGCAGCATATAATCCTTGCCCACCTGCAGTTAGGTCGGGACGACCAAAGGTACGAATTAGCTGAGCGGCACTGGTAACCAGCGTAGCTTTATTGATAGGACCTTGTGAGGCAAAACCTACAAGACCTGCAACTGAAGCATTTAAAGTGGGCGCGAATTCAGAAAAATCTTTCTCAATCACATACGAACCGGGACTAACAAAACTAGGCATTTATATTCTCCTTAAGCGTTTTTAATTGACACCAGCTTGCGTGCTGCCATTTCGTGTACCGTATCAGTAAGATAGGTTGAAGGGACGGAAAGGGTTTGAAGAGGCTTTAGCCAATGGTGGGCATATCCCCCCCCATCGTAAAGGATTATCTCCAATCCTTGTGAACTTACATTTTTGATGACTGAGGTATTCATATCTCTACTATATTTATAAGAGCTAGAAGAGAAATCTACGGAATTCTTGATTCTATATTAACCATCTGACACAATCAGCTCGTTGATTATATGACCGATTCTACCAGTAGATGTTACCCTAAATTTTCTCGTAGGAATATAAGTTTCTATGTTAATCATAATTTGCCTTCGAACCAATCTATCCTCCCTATCCGAGTACTGTAAAGATGTAGCATCTATTATATCTCCAAGATAAGCTTTAATTGAGTTACTGTGGGAAGTTTTTATATCCATAGCAGGATTAAACAGTAACTCCACTTGTTCCACTAATTGAGCCATATCCTCTGTATACTTCGTATAAATATGAAACATGTATGATAATACCACAGCCTTTGGGGCAAGAGATACAACTCTTGTGGCTCTCTGAGAAGTTTCATCCCACAGTACCTCCTGTTGGAGAGTCGTATCAACCCTTCTTCGGGCTATATCATCCTCAATCCGGTCAAATGAAATGGAGCCTACTGGAAGAACCATATTTCTATCCTCTTTCATTTTTGCGATTGCGCGCTCTGGGTTTGCATAGAAAACATTAATATTCTTAACCTTCTTTTCATCATCAATAATTTTTAAACGACTAAACTTGCGAATTAAGAACTGCGTATACTCCCGATAAAATTCAGTAGACTCAAACGTTCTAGCTTCATATTCTATCAACTCCTTACGAATCTTATCCCTAGCACGTAAATCATGCCGCTGAGCCGTGTTTTGTAGTGATATATCAAAGTTCACACTTTCTACACTAAGAGAAGAGAGAGATTCACTCATCACTCAGCAAAGAAATCTGTTCGGTCTGGGTATTGCGCAACGTCCTGAATGTCCGGTCCATCGCGTAGGAGTCTGGCAGAGGCTACCAAATGGTATACACCGTACACATCAAAACGGTCCTCTTGTACCTCAAAAATTTCATATTTTTGATTTTGGAACCGTGGTTTGATAATGTCTCCCGGTATAAGTGGGCGACCAAGTCGCTCTTGGGTATAGGCTTTATTGAAAGTGAAAGTTTGGTCATTAGTAAGCTCTATACCAAATTCAGTTAAATTCTCCTCAACAGCCCTAGGTTCGTAATGACCAACTAACAAAATCGGAGACGGGTCGATAGCCTTTTTTCTACTTTCATCGTACAGGTCATCGTAATTCTCATCAACAAAAAATCTATAAAGTAAAAGCTCAGAGCCAGACAACCTAATCAACTCATCATCAACCATGTTAAAAAGCGTGATGTCCGGATTATTTAAATCGAACATACTCAAGCGACTATCAGTTGGTACCAAATTATCGCTCGCAATATTAGTGTTAAACCTAAAATCTTTTTTGTTTGGCCCGAAATTGTTCATTAGAACGCGGTAAAGACTGGGGGTTCTTCCATTTCGCTAAGAAGTTCTTCTAAAAGTTTTTCTTGTTCCTGCACGCTCTCTTGGGAGAGCAGAGCTCCATTTAGGCGAGCGCCTCCTTGGGGAGAAGGTAACATATCATACTTACCACGAATAGTTCCTAAAATACCTTTAGATACAGCTAAACTATACCTTTGTAACCAATTTAGAAAATACGGATGCAAAGTCTCCGTGTTAAGTGCTCTAAACTCAACAACAACCTCTTCTCTCTCTGTTGGATTTGGATGTAAAAATAACATTCGGTTATCAATAACATCCCAAGAACCTTCTCTGCTTAGAATCTTTCTAATCTGTTCTAAGTGCATAGTCATAACCAAATAATCTCCTATTTGGAAATCGGAGAATAAGAAGTTATCCTGGAAATATTTGATGAAGAAATCGAATTCCAACGTTCCTTGCTGTTGTGCTACAGCAAGAAGAGTCTTTTTGTACACAACATACTGTAAATTATTCATCACTAGAGGAGGTAATGTATACCCATTGACTCCGGCAGAAGTTTCAAACGTCATTAACTGGGTACACCATCTAGGAGAATGGTAGTCCAACTTAGAGACAGCTTCATCAATAGCGGTAGCTATTTGATGGTCCGTTAACTCAACTCGTACGACGGGAAAACCCAAGCGAGATAGAACAAAATCTTTGATAATCTGGTAAAACTCAGTAATCTCTACATTATTGCTAAACCTTCGCTTATTAAGGTTAGGGTAATCTATACCCCCTATCGAAATGGCAGAAGCCGTACTTAGTGCGCCACCCCGCTGTTTATGAAACGTATTACCCCAATGAGTGTTGGGGTAAATTCCGCTATAATCAGCGCCATATTGCATTGAAGTATGTGGATTGCCCATTACTTATCTGATTTTTTAGAAGTAACCTTTTTCTTAGTTTCTTTTTTGGCGACAGGAGCAGGAGTCTCTTCTACCTTTTCGACAACCTTCTCCTCTTCAATCTTGTGAATGTGGGGGTGGGCAACGACATCATCAGTCTCTATCTCTTGTCCCGCAGGAACAAAAACGGGACTTCCACCAACTGGCACATAAACTCCATGGGGGCTAGTATTCTTATATTTCATATTGAAAACCTCACTTTATATAGACGAAGAAGGGAGCCGAATGGCTCCCTTCTTATAAAGTGAATTGTTATTTTAATTCTTAATTCTTTAACTCTGGGCTGCGTGACCATTAGCAGCAACCGTATCCCAAGACTCGTCAATCCGTGCGAACGGAGCGAGCATGTATCGGGAAGTAGCACCTACAAGGCGAATAATACGATAGAATCTAGACTCAGGAGTAATAGCTGCCTTGCCGTAACGTGTCAACAGACCCTTTCTTGGTTGGAAAGAGTTCGGGTCAACAACGGTTGGGAGCATTTGGAGAGGAATGTACGGAGCGTACACGAAACCTGCATCCATAGGCGAATTTCCTTTGTAGCCAACAAGAATTTCATCATCAGGCCAAAGTGGGTCAACGAACACGTCATACATGCCCATCCACTTACCTTTGTACTGAAGTGAGTTACCAAGCTGACCAGTCTCTTCAGAGCCCATACCACCTTCAAGCTTAGACGATGAATGAAGCATAGCAGCAACCATCGGAGAAGTAAGAATGTAGTTACCAGCACCGCGCAGGGTAGACTTGTAAATATCC